GACACGAAAAATCGGACGAAGATCGCATGATTTTTTTAAGGAAGTGAGGACATGGCGAAAAAGACTGCGACTTATGACGAATTGCTGAAAATGGCAAAGAGTTACGGCGTGGATCAGAACGCTTTGTTCCTGGCTGCCGCGAAACAGTACGATCTTCAGCAGCGGGTGATCGACATGCTGCGGGAAGGGATTGAAGAGGGCGACCTGACCACGCAGAAGACCTACCTGAAGGGCCAGGCGAACGACTACGCGGCTCCGCTTGTGAAGGAACTGCCGAAACACAGCGACGCGGCGAACCGGACCGCCGGCACGATCCTGGACATCATCGTCAAGCTGGGGCAGAAGAAGGGGGACGACGATGACGACCCGTTCAACTGCGAATGATGGCATGAACTATATCTGGTCGTACTACCAGAAAATGAAGGACGGATCCGAGACGGTCGGGAAGTGGATCCGGATGTGGTACGAGCAGGTCATGGACAACCTCAGCTGCAGGGCGTACTTCTTCGACCAGAAGAAGGGTACCGGCGTGATCAACTTCGTCGAGAGGTACTGCCATCATCATGAAGGCCCGCTGGCCCCTGGGCTGATCAGCCTGGAACTGTGGCAAAAGGCTCTGCTGAATGTGGTTTACGGAATCGTGGACGGCGACGGCCACAGGCGCTTCCGGGAGATCGTACTTCTGGAGGGAAGGAAGCAGGGCAAGACGGCGCTTATGGGATCTCTTGGCTGCCATCACTTATTTAAAGATGGCGGATACGGGTCCCGCGTGTACGTATGCGCGCCCAAGCTGGAGCAAAGCCGGCTCTGCTACGAAGCCATTTATCAGACGATCCGCAAGGAACCAATGATGGACAGGATGACAAAGCGCCGGCGGACGGACCTGTACATCGAGAAGACAAACTCGTCCGCCCAGCCGCTGGCCTTCTCCGCAAAGAAGAGCGACGGCCTGAACATTTCCATGGGCATCCTCGACGAATTCGGGGCATGGCAGGGCGAGGCTGGATTGCGCCAGGCTGAGGTCGTCAAGAGCTCCCAAGGTGCACGGGAAGAGCCGCTGCTGTGGTATATCTCCACGGCGAACTTCGTGGACGGCGGCCTGTATGATGAGATCCTGAAGAGATCCACGGCGGTACTGAACGGAACCAGCAAAGAGAAGAGGCTGGCTCCGTTTTTGTATATGATCGATGATCCGGAGAAGTGGAACGACATCAACGAGCTGAGGAAGAGCCTCCCGAATCTGGGCGTTTCCGTCAGTGTGGACTACATGCTGGAAGAGATCGCCGTGGCGGAGGGCTCTCTGTCTAAGAAGTCAGAGTTTCTGACGAAGTACTGCAACATTAAGCAGAACAGCAGCCAGGCATGGCTGACAGCTCAGGACGTCGCAAAGTGCTTCGGCTATGACAAGACCCTGGAAGACTTCCGGCACACTTACGCGCTGGCCGGGATTGACCTGAGCCTGGCTGTCGACCTGACGGCTGCAGTCGTGGTGATTGAGAAGGACGGGATCAGCTGGTTCTTCACGCAGTTCTTTATGCCGGAGAACAAGCTGGAAGAGGCGACGGCCCGCGATGGGCTCCCGTATCGCATCTACGCTGATCGGGGGCTGCTGACGCTGTGCGGTGAGAATACGGTGGATTATCGCAAAGTCCACGCGTGGTTCCAGATGCTGGAGCGGGATTTTGAGATCCTGTGCCTCCGGACCGGGTATGACCGATACAGCGCGGCCTACCTTGTCCAGGACATGGAAGCGGACGGCTTCCAGATGGAGAGCGTTTCCCAGGGAAGCAACCTGACCGGGGTGCTGATCGACATGGAGGGCATGATTAAGGACGGCAGGCTCAGGTGTGCGAATGATAATGATCTGATGAAGATCCACATGCTGGACAGTGCTCTTAAGTTTGAGGACGGCACAAACCGTCGGCGGCTGATCAAGATCCAGCCGAAGGCACACATTGACGGCATGGCAGCGCTTAGTGATGCGATTTGCATGCGGCACAACTATTATGAGGAGCTGGCGTCTCAGCTCAGCAATGAGAGGTGAAAACGATGGGACTGATTGACAGGATTTTCGGCCGGACGCCGAAGAACGCGCCGGCGGGCGACAGGTTTCAAACCCTGACGGCCTATTCGCCCGTTTTCACCAGCTGGGGCGGCAAGATTTACGAATCTGAACTGGTGCGGGCTGCGGTGGACGCGAAGGCCCGGCACGTTGGGAAACTGCAGTACCGCATGGAAGGTACAGCCAGGCCAAAGCTCTACACGGCGACGAAGACAGCGCCGAATCCGTGGTACACATGGCCGCAGTTTCTGGAGAGGTGTTCCAACATCTACGACGTCCAAAATAACTTGTTCGTGGTTCCGCTGCTGGATGATTTCGGCGAGGTTTCCGGATACTTCCCGGCCCTGCCCTCCGGCTGCGAGGTGGTAGATAAGGGCGGAGAGGCGTACCTGAAGTACACGTTCATCGGCGGGCAGATGCGGAGCATACCGCTGAGGCGGTGCGCGGTGATCACGCGCCATCAGCTGAATGACGACTTTTTCGGCGAGAAAAACACGGCACTGATGCCGACCATGGAATTGGTCAATATGGTGAACCAGGGCATTATGGAAGGCGTGAAAAACGGCGCGACTTACCGGTTCATGGCCCAGCTGACCAGCAAGCAGTTTGACGAAGACCTGCGGAAAGAGCGGGAGCGGTTCGATCAGAACAACTTCCAGGGCGGAGGCGGAGGGCTGCTGCTGTTCGGGAACCAGTTCACCAACGTGCAGCAACTCAAACAAGAGGGCTACAAAGTCGACGCCGACCAGCAGAAGCTGATCCGCGAAAACGTCTGCAATTACTTCGGCGTCAGCGAGAAGGTTATCCGGAATGAGGCGACCGGCGATGAGTTGGACGCCTTTTATAATGGCGCGATCGAACCCTTCGCGATCAAACTGAGCGACGCGCTGACCCGGATGGTTTTTACGGAGCGCGAGCGGAACGGCGGGAACGCGATCACCTTTGCGGGCGATAGGCTGCAGTACATGAACATCGGCGCGAAGATCAGCATGGCCCAGCAACTGGGTGACCGGGGAATTTTGATGATCGACGAAATTCGGGCCCTGTTTAACTATGACCCGCTGCCGGACGGCATCGGACAGCACGTGCCGGCCCGCGGTGAGTATTACTTCGTGGACGAAGGTAAACAAGACGATAAGGGAGGAACGGACGATGAATAAGGAAGTCCGCAGCCTGGAGTTTGAGATCCGGGCAGAGAAGACAGAAGGCGCGAGGGCCGGCCGAATCACCGGCACGCCCATCGTGTTTAACCAGGTCACCGACCTGGGCTGGATCCGGGAAGTGATCGATCCGGGAGCACTGGACGATGCGGACCTGAAGGATGTGCGCTTCCTGGTTGGGCATGACACCAGCAGCATCCCGCTGGCCCGGAGCCGGAACAACAACGCCAACAGCACTATGCAGTTGAGCGTGACGGAGCGGGGGTTGGAGATCCGGGTGGATCTCGACATTGAGAATAATCCCCGGGCAAAAGAGCTTTATTCAGCCGTTGAGCGCGGCGACATTTCCGGAATGTCGTTCATGTTCACGGTGAGTAAGGATAGCTGGGAGGATCTGGAGAGCGACCAGCCGCTGAGACGGATAACCGCCATCAGCCGGGTGTTTGAAGTCTCTGCGGTTACTTTCCCGGCGTATGAAGGCACCGACATTCAGGCAGCCGCCGAAGACTCCGCACTGGAGAGTGCGCGGGTCTCGCTGGAGAGCGCAAAGGCGAAGCTGGCGGAAGACCGGGCCAAGGAAGCCGAAGAAGAGCGCCGGAGGGCGGTCCTGGAACGGCTGGAAAACCTGACGAGGGAGGTCAAACAGAATGAAGTTTGACGAGCTGAACGTGGAACAGCTGGAGGCCAGGCAGGCGGAGCTCGCCGGCATGGGCACCGAAGGCGTGACCACGGAGGATCTGGAAGCGCGGGCCGGAGAGCTGGAAGCCATTAAGGCTGAACTGGAAGCCCGCAGAGCCGCCGCTGCCGAAGAGGCGCGGAAGGCTGAAGAAGCTGCCCATGAAGAGGGCGAAAAGATCATCAAGGAGGAAAGAAAGATGAGTTTTGAAATCCATACCCATGAGTATCGTGATGCGTTCCTGAAAAAGCTGCAGGGCAAAGAGCTGACCGCTGAAGAGCGCCAGGCCGTGACCGCCACCGCGGCGATCCCGACGATCACGATGAATGAAATCGTGCACAAGCTGGAGCTGAATCCCCTGATCGCGGCTGTGGATGTCACCCACATCCCCGGCTATGTGTCCTATCCCGCTGAGAGCACCGTGAACGAGGCCAGCTGGGTGGCCATGGGCACGGCTTCCACCGACAGCGCCGACGCTATCGCGGCTGTCACGCTGGGCGCCTATAAGCTGATCAAGACCGTCGAGATCAACGCCGACGTCGAGGCCATGAGCATTGACGCTTTCGAGGCGTGGCTGGTTGCCCGTCTGGCGAACAAGATCGAGAAGGCCATTGACGCCGGTATCCTGAACGGCGGCGGCAGCACCTCTGGCGAATGCCTGGGCATCAAGACCACCAAGAGCACCCAGGATGGCACCTACACCAAGACCGGCATGAAGTGGGGCGACCTGACCAAGATCATCGCCAAGCTGCCCGGACAGTATCACAATGATGCGTCCTTCGTGATGCCTCCGGCCCTGTTCTTCGGCGAAGTGCTGGGCATGGTTGACAGCGCCGGCAACCGTGTTGTGGTGCTGGATCCTCAGGGCCAGCGGAAGTACAACATCCTTGGCTTCCCCTGCATCGTGGACGGCAACGCCGCGACCGACGAAGTGTACTTCGGCGACCTGAAAGCCTACAAGTTCAACTTCGCGAAGGCCATTGAGGTCAAGAGCAGCGAAGAGGCTGAGTTCCGGAAGGGATCCAAGGTCTGGCGCGCCATGACCCTTGCCGATGGCAAGCTGGCGGACGCGAACGCGATCGTTCGGTACATCCGCGCGACCTAATTAACCAACCGGCCCGGAGGGGAGCTGAACCCCTCCGGGTTTTCTGAATAAGGAGTGAAAACGATGAAAACCCTGATCGCGATCCCGTGCATGGACACGATTGAGACAAGCTTTATTGAGTGCCTGCTCGCTCTCCGCCCTGTTGGGGAGATTGAGATTAAGTTCCTTAAGGCCAGTCTCGTGTACGACGCGCGGAACCAGCTGATGCAGTTCGCGACGCAGAAGGGCGGATATGATTTTATCCTCTGGCTCGACAGCGACATGACATTCGAGCCGGATCTGATGGAACGGCTGATGGAAGACATCGAAGGCAAGCAGGCGGTGACCGGGCTTTGCTTCGGACGTCGTCCGCCATTCAAGCCGTGCATTTTTAAGAGCCTGACTGTGGAGCAGAACGGCATGGTGATCACGCCGCACTGCGACCCCTACTGGGATTATCCTAGGGATCAGCTGTTCGAGGTTGAGGCTTGCGGGTTTGCCTGCCTGCTGATGCGTCTGGATATGCTGGAAGCTATGGGGATTTACGGCGTCCCGTTCTTCCCACTTGCCGGGATGGGTGAGGATCTGACATTCTGCTGGCGTGCCAGAAAGCTTGACATGAAGTTCTACTGCGACAGCCGGCTGAAAATCGGCCATCTGATGCGCATCAGCGTTGACGAGGGCTTTGTAGACAACATTATCGAAGGGCAGAGAGCTGAGGTGATGGAGAATGCTGAAAGAAGCGAAGAAGGCGCTGAGGATCACCATTGACCAGTATGATGACGAAATCATGCGTCTGCTTGAGGCGGGCGCGCGGGATCTGGAATCTGCCGGCGTGGTGCTCTACGGCGAAGTGAGCTGCACGGTGGGCACAAACGATGTTGTGACCGACACCAGCAACCTGAATGATCCGCTTGAGAAGCAGGCAATTATCACCTACGCCATGATGCACTTCGGAAATCCGCCGAACTATGACCGGCTGCTGGAAAGCTATGAAACGCAGAAATGCCAGCTGATGCACACAACCGGGCACACGGACTGGGGTGAGGGCAAATGATGCGGGCTGATGTGATCTACCTGATCATGCAAACCCAAAAGACGCGCGGCGTGCACGATTCCTGGACGGAAACCGAAAGGATGGTCTATTGCACGGTCCGCAGCGTGACACGGTCCGAATATTACACAGCGCTGAATGCTGGGATCCAGCCGGAACTTGTTTTCGACCTGGCTCTCGCAGAAGAGTATTGCGGCGAGCGTGTTATCCGGTACCGGGACAAGATGTACAACGTGATCCGCACCTACATGACGGATGATGACGGCATCGAGATCACAGTTGGAAGGAGTGACGTCAATGGCGAATCCGACTGATGTGATCGCAAACCTAGTCACGCTGCTGAACCAGATCGAAGGACTGGACTTTGTGGAAGACGCCTGGGTAGAGAAAGCGCCGGACAATTACGGAGTAGTTGAGCTTACTGGCCAGATCGCTGCAGAATACGGCGACGGCCACGTGCTGGATCAGGCGTACCGGGTGCGCATCACGATCTATGTGACCGGCGGAAGCCACGCATGGATCCAGAGCGTCCAGAGCGTGCTGGACGGCCTCGACATCATTTACACCATGCCTCAGCGCGAATACCTGCAGGATATCAACAAGGTCAGCTGGGTCTGGGATGCCGAAATCCTCAGCCCGATAATCGGGGAGTGATCGCATGGCAAAGCAGACGTATTCCGGCTTTGACTTTGAGACAAAACTGCAGGCGCTTGAAACCGGGATAAGACGGCAGGTGACGCGGGACATGCTTTCGGCAGGTGCCAAGGTGCTTGTGAAGGAAATGCAAAACGCCATTGGACAGAGCCACCATGTTGTCAGCGGTGACATGCGGGCAAGCGTTGCACCGACTGAAATCGAGGAAGGCCCGGACGGCGCGTCCATTGAGGTCTACACGCAAGGCACCGACAGCCGCGGCGTCAGAAACGAGATGAAGAACGTGATCATCTCGCAGGGCTATTACTACAAAGGCTCCAGATCGAGACGGAAGAAGGATCCATATCTGAAGGGCATGAGAAAACGGATTGAACCACGTGTGCAAGCCGTCATGAACGAACAGATGCGGATCTCCCTGAAGAAGCTGGGCCTGATTGATTAACGGGAGGAAAGAAAAATGGCAGCAGTTACTTGCAAGTATTTCACTTTCGCTCCGGTAACCAGCGGCGGGGACGGATCCGCCATGGTTTACGCGGGCGGCAAGATGCTCAATGACTATCTGGCACAGGTCACGATCACGGAGAACCGCGGAAACGCTCAGGAGTATGCCGACGGCCACCTGATCGACAGCGAAACCATGCCCACGTCCGTGACGATGGAGATGGAGCTGGTGAACAACAATGCCGACATCATGGACGGCGTCCTGGGCCTGACAGTTTCCACCACGTCCGGATCCGAGACGGAGCTGGTTCTGAAGGACAGTGACGCTCCGTTCGTCGGTGCCGGCTGTGTCATCCAGAATCGGTTCAAGGGTGCGATCTCCTATACGGCCTACTGGCTGTATAAGACGCAGTTCACCAGCGGCGGCGTGACGGCAGCCA